GACAACGTTGCGGACAAGCCAGATCAAGCCAGCGCCCATTATGCCGAGTATGGCTAGGACTGTGGCTACGAGTCCGACGTAGTCCGCTAGTGTCATTTTGCCGCGAGTTTAGCCAGGACTGCGTCTCGGGCGCGTTTCGTGTCCGTTGATATTTCGGGCTTAACTTTTTTCTTAGGCTTGACCTCGACCTCGGGTGGAGTGTCTACGTGTAATTCTTCTTCTATTTGACTCATTCTTTTATCTCCTCTTCTGGGGGTGCTATGAATTGGTCTAGTACTGGGTCATATGTGTAGCCAACGCCAGCATATAAACCTCGGTAAAGCTCTTCCTCTGAGGTTTGTAGCCATTCTCCGGGAATGCCACATGCCGCGATAAAGTCTTGCCCTATGGGTTCGGATTCTGGGAATTCGTGGCCGCCGCAGTCGGCGTCACTTATACCTATCACTTGTAGGATTACGTTATTAGCGTCTATTTCTGCAAAATATGCCATTATGACCAACCTATAGTTCCTGTGTCGTTGAATGTGTAAATGCGGTAGCCGCCGGTAGTTGTGACCGTTCCGCCGGTAAGTGTTGTCGCTGCTCTAAAAGTGTCTGGGTGTCGAAATATAACCACACCTTTACCACCTGTCCCGCCGTTGTATCCAGGTGCAACGCCACTACCACCGCCACCCCCGCCACCCGTATTAGCGGTTCCATTTCCGCCGTTTGCGCTAGTACCACCCGCGCCACCACCAGCAGACGCACCAGGAGAACCGGTACCACCGCTACCGCCACCACCACCCCTAGCGACCGACGTACCAGTAATTGATGATGATAAACCTGCGCCACCAGTTGATGTTGGAGCGGCAACACCAGCCCCGCCCGCACCGCCACCACCGCCGCCGTTTCCGCCATTAGATCCGGCACCACCGTTAAAACCTTGTACTGGGTTAGCCGTAGCCGCGCCACCCGCTGGAGTAGTACCGGATCCTGTTGTACCACCGCCGCCTGAACCGCCGGTGAAGCCTGCCTGCCCTAGTGTTGATCCGCCCCGGCCGCCGCCTGTACATGTGATTGTTGTTAAGCCTGTGCCTGTAATGGTCGTGTCTGTCCCCGATGTGTTGTTAGGGCCGCCTGCTCCGATTGTTACTGTGTAAGTAATACCAGGGCTGATTGGCATAGGATTTTCTGCAACGCCACCGCCGCCTGATGTCTCACCTACAACTGAATTACGATAGCCACCCGCTCCACCGCCACCGCCGTTAGTTGTCGCTGAAATACCGTTACCGCCACCACCACCACCGCCTATTGCTAGGTATTGTAGCGATCCGGGGGTACTAGAACCACCCGAAAAAGGGACGAGAGTCCAGGCGTTTGATCCGGTTCGGATCGCGCTAGCGGCTTGATATTGGGCCAGCGTTGCGGCGGTATTTGTGACAGTCACCCCCGCACCACCATTGACTGTCAATGCACCGGCCCCATAGTTTACGACGCGAATAATCGAGCCAGTTACCCAGGTTACCGAGGCTTGCGGCGGTATCGTGAAAGTTTTTGCGCTAGCACTTGTCGCCGTGACGAGCTGCCGAGCGTCCTCTAGTACGAACGTGTACGTCGTGCCGCTCTGTGCGTTATCCGTTGGTGCGTTATCGAGCTTTGTATCGACCTTATTAGCCAGGGCCAGCGATACCGCCGGGTACGAGGCGACAAGATCGGAGGACTCCACATATGGGGTGCCGCCTGCCGTTACTGCCATTTCATCTCCTTAGACTGCTGAAAGTGAACCATTAGAAACTATTTCAAACCACCGGGCCGTATCGAATACGTCCTGCCATTCTATATCTGTGTAGACCTGTCCCCAGGTTAAAGTCTCAAAGCTGTAACGCGGGTCGGATAGTGACAGGGTAAGAATATGTTCACCTGGCGTGTAAACCTCTCCCCAGCCTTCGACAATTCCGGCAAATGCTTCGGCTGGGGCCGGTTGCGGTAGATCGAGGATAGATACTTCCATTCCGCTAACTAGTAACATGATTCGATCGCGGGTAGCCTCGTCGAGGTTTTGCACCATCACGCTAATCGTTCCGAGATTCCAGAGCGGGTTAGCCTGCGCTGTAATAATGTTTCCGGCTCGCTCGATAACGTCGGCTGATGATTTAATGTCTGTTTGTAGGCGGTATTCACGTAAACCATATGCGGCGATTGAGGCCGAGTCTGTTTGAGTAAACTCATGAGTTTCGTTATGGCCTAATACGGTCACCGAGTTTATGAGCGTTTGCCTTGTCTTTGACCACGTCGGCGTAAAAATTATGTTTGCGTCGGGTACGAGAGTCGATGACATGTTTACCGGGTAACTATTCCAGTCTGTCGTAGCGTCGGCCCAAATGCCAAACTGGCTTGACCAGGCGCCCGCGAACGTCGTACTACCGCGATTACCGTACGACTCGAAGACGATCCGGCCTAAGGGGTCATCAAAATATGTCCCTCCGTTATGCTCGGCTAATTTGGCTAATTCTGATAGCGCGTCTATCGGTGTAATGTCCGCACCTCTTATAAAATGCAGGACCGTATCCGAGTCCGCCCCGTTTAGGTATGGCAGACCTACGGCTAAAAGTACCTCCTCGACACGCTGAGAGACTGTTTGCTGAGGATATCCGCTAGCTCCTACCTCGATGAAACCAACGCGGGAGAGTTCACCTATGGCCGTTATTGTGGATACGGCTACAGGCGGCACACTTGATAAGTGAGTTATGATGACGTCGGAGACTTGCCCGGTGAACCGGTGAAACCCATAGGCTTTAATTACAAGCTCGTCCGAGATCTCGATATTTACCCCTACGCTGCCTCTAATGATTATCTGTGCATTTGAGGGTTGAGGATTAGTAGTGACGTCGGCCCGGCCGTGTTGTATCTGTACCTGGTATTCGATCGTAGACAGGTTGAGCGGCACGTTATTTAGCAGTATGTCGGTAATCATGACAGGACCGGTGCTATAGGTGCCCCATTACGGGCGTCGGCTGATCTGACAAGATTTTGTAATGCCTGGGCTACTGCGGCATTTGTAAGCGCTACTTGTCTCTGTGAGGCGTTGGCGACTGCTTCGGCCCTGCCTGCGGCCCCGGCGGCCTCGACTTCGCGGAGAGCTGCCGCCACGTCGGCCATGAGTTCGGCCCTAAATGAGGCACCAACGGGTTGAGCGATTTTCTTGCCAATTCGGGCAAGGCGGTTAACGTCTTTAGCCATTTGCTCCGAGATTGCGTCGATCATCGTTAGGGCTGATTGTTGCCCGGCTAGTAGAAACTCGGGGACCAGGCCCATAGCGAGCGTCTTTGTGGTTTCTTGAACGCCTAAAAACTTGTCATTTAGTGTCGGTACGAGACCCTCGTCGAGCATTTGCTGGCCCAACTGAGCCCCGACTTCTGGCCCTAGCCCGGCTATTTGCTCGATAAGTCGAGTGTCGGCCCCTTGCGCTTTAATGGCTGTAAGTACGTTTCCAAAATAGTTCGCCTGGTCTATTTGTTTGTTAAACCCGTCGAGGAGACTCGCGCCTGTTTTTTGCCCGGCCTCGTCAAATTGCCCCGCGAACGCGGATCCCAAATTGACTCCAGCTAAGAGGTTGGCTTGCATTCCGGTCGTAAAATTGTCTATAGCGTCGGTGGCTTTTTGTAGTTCGCCGGTAAAAAATGCTAGGTCGGCTCGGTTATTTTTGAGGGCTTCGCTGCCCGATTCGTAAGCGGTTACGAGGTCTTTCTGATTTTTAGTTAGTTTGTCTATCTCCGAGCTTGTGCCGCCGGTCGCGTTTGCCGCTGCCTCCTGGTCGAGTGTGTACTCACCGACGTAGGAGTTAACTTCCTTTTGTCGAGCTGCAAGATCTTGATAGTCTTTGTTAGCCGTTTTTAGGATTGAGTTGCCGACCGAGTGCGCTTCTAAATAGGCAATATAATCATCGGTTGACATTCTTATAGCGCCGCTTAAATTATTCCATTGAGGTACGGCGTTACGTGCCTCGTATGCCGAGAAACCGATTGCCTTGCCCGCGGCTTCTGCGCTTGCGGCGGCTGAGTTCAAATCATCACCGACAGCGGCGGCCACAATTCCAAATGGGTTAAAGTAACCTATGCTTTTTACTATTTGATTGTCGGAGGCTTGTAAACCTCTGATCCAGGTTATGGTATTTGACCAGGCGCCTAGCAGATCCGCGCCTGTTTCGGCGGCTTGGATTCCGAGTGTGCCGAGTATTGAGCCTGCGGCTTCTGCTTTTGGTTCTAATTCGGCAAGTTTTTTAGCAAATTGGTCGGTACCGGTTGTCGCTGATTGTATGCCGCCGAGTAAACCGCGCCCGAATGCTTCGCCCAAATTGTCGACGGCTTGATTCATTACCTTTAGTCGACCTTGTAGCGTGTCTGCGGATTCGGCGGCCTGTCCGCTGAACGTGTCCGATAGCGCCTGGGTAATTGCTTGCATGTTGCCGGACTTGATTATTGAGGAGTCTATGCCAGCGCCTAAACGCGATAGGCCGCTTATGTTGCCGTCGTATGCTTTTCCGAGCGCCTCGGTGACTGCCTGGAGACTTTTACCCGTACCGGCGCTGATATCCATTGACAGCTTGAGCATGTCGTTAGCGGTTGCCGTGTCGCCTATTGAACGGATTAAACGGTCGTAAGCGGGTCGTAGCTCGTCATCGGCTACACCTGTAGAGCGTTCCAGTACTGAGATAAAGTCCTCGACCCGTTGGGTGTCATGCGCTACCCCAACGTTTTCCAAAGTGAGGGCTAGTTTCCTCATGGCTTCTTCGTCGGCCATGGCTGCATTCACGCCGTCTACGGCCATTTTGGTGGCAAGTCCAGCGATAGCGATACCGGCGCCGATAGCGGCAGGGCCAAGCATGTTTTTAAGTGAGCCAGCGAACCCGGTGAGGCCGCCTTGGGCCTGTGCCATTCCGGCGTTAAACTTTTTAAGATCCGCTGCTAAATAAATTGTTAAAGTCTTGCCGCCACCGATAGCCATTACATGACCAGCCATTTACGGGCTATACGGTCAACTGCCCTCGACCATTCCTCTAACGCGGGCTCCTGGTAATTCCGCGTCTGGCCGATCCAGTCGGTACCGGATCCAAACGCGACCGGCATACGGTTTCGAGCGCCCATAGCGGCCCGGCCCCTGTCGCCCTTGTCTGAAGGGTAACGCAACATAGTGGGCGAGGCTCCGCCGCTGGTAACTTTTTTATTGCCGCCGATCATGACTTTGGGTAAGCGATCTGAACCGGCCCGGACACTACCGGCGATATCTTCGCCCCAAGGCCCGGCATAGTTGAGAGCTGCATTCTTCCAGGCTGGGACCATGTGGCGCTCGGCTATTGTTTTCGATGAGGCGCGTAGTTCTTTCGCGGCTTCTTTGCCCAGGGCTCTAAAGTCGCGTAGTAGTTCGTTGAGTCCACTCACGCCGGATTCATAGATTGCCATTGGCTATCTCCTCCTCGATCGTGGCTATTAGTTCGGGGTCGTACTGTAGGACTTCGTCGTATGGTCGGTTTATACGTAGGGCTATTCGGACGATGTGCCGACGATATCCGCCGTCCGGGTAACTTTTGGGGCTTCGGCCTCAACGAATACGTTATGATCGTCGACCCATTTCTCGATGATTTTGTAGCTTGTCATCGTTCGGCCGTTAACTTTAGCGTAGGCAAGTATCGACATGAGAGCAAAGACATTATCTGCCTTTGAGTCTGTCGCCACTATCTGCGACATGTAAACCCGGTCGTTTTGGTTAACGTCAAACGATTGCGGGTCTCCGTTATCGACTACTACGGTTATTTTGTTGTACATGGCGTTCCCCTGCCCTTTAAGCGAATACTACGCTGCCGGTGAACGACGCCGAGCATGTTGCGATACCGTCGGCCGCGAAAGTAACCTCGGCTGATTCGATCGACATGCTTGCGCCTGTCCATGATCCGGTTGCGCTTGATACGACGACGGCGACCGGGTCGGCTGCCGCGATTGCTGTCTGTAGTGCCTCAAATAGGCCCGTATTTTCGTCGTAGAGGAACTCGAACGACATAGTACTGTTTAGGTCTGTCTGGTCGAACGCGACACTAGATAGGGTCTTTGTGCGTACGATTGTTGGGGTGGTGGTGACTGTGCCGGACGTGATCTGGTCCTCGTACTGGACGGCTGGAGTGCCGACCTCGACGATGAATGCGGCACCGGCTACGGATATAGCGGCCATTATTTAACCTTCTTTCATTTGCATAGAGACGTTGATTTCGGTAGATAGTACGGTGCCCTGGGCTCCTAGACTGAGAAGCTGCGGGGCATTTATTACGTCCACTAGGACAGTATCGGGTAGCACTACAAGTAATGCGTCGATTGCGTCCTCGGTGGATTTTGTGGCGGATTCGTTCACTCTGGCGTTAATGTTAATAAGGATTCGCCACCGGATCTCGTAATTGAGATTAGACCCTAAACGGCTGGGCCTGATCCACGGCGAGTCCGGTACGCACACTACAGACGGCGTTATAGGTGTCGCGGGTACTGTCTCGTAAATTTTGTACCCGTGTCCTGTGAGAGCTTCAATTATTGCCTCGCGGCTTTCCGTGGCAAGACTCACCCGACTACCCCTTTCATGTCGAGGTATGGGGCGAGGACGCCCATTACTCGGCGAGTGAGCCATACCGATAAGCGGTAAGGGCCAGGGGTAAAGTCCATAGATACTGCTTCGCCACCGGCACTAGACCGGGCTTGAAACATTTCTACGGCAACCGACATGGCGGCCTCTTTGACCGGTGCGGGCTCGGCGGTGAGAGCTGCAGTAGTAATGAGGTAGCCGATTAGCAAAGTGGCGGCGTCGGCAACTTGATCAAGGACGTCTTCTGAGGCGTCGTCGTACTCGATCTGTAAGTTATCGGCCAATTCTTGACCGGTGACAAGTGCCATGCTAATCGGCTACCTTTTCTACTTATACGTTGGTGACGCGAATAATGCCAGCGGGCAAGTACGCGGCTGTGGTGCCGTATCCGTAAATGCTAATATCGCGTCCGAGTTGGGCCACATTTTCGGCGGTAGCCAGGCGTGGGCCGTCCTCGATCCAGCGGGCTGCTTCGCCGTTTGTCACGATCGCGTTATAGGCCGCGTTAGTGTCAAGCCACTTTGCACGAATGACGGGCAGGCCGGATACGTTTACGCGTAGGGTGCTAGCGGTTGCAACGCCGGAGACGTTTTGGACCGTGTATACCTCTGGGAAGAATGTCGACCAGCCACCAATTTTCTTGAATACGGCGGTAGATACGAATACTGCACTAGCCGGTACGCTGGTCGCGTCCTCGACTGAAACCGAGGCACTAAATACCATTTGACGGAATGCCGCCCCGTTTGTGTCTGCGGCAAAGTCGTAGTCTTCGATTCCGGTGCCTAGGTTCCAAAGATCGCTCGTAAACTTGCGATCTGTGACTGTGGCATAGGAGGCAAGCATTACGCGGTTATGAGCGTCGAGGTAGCTTGGGCTTGAGCGCTCCAGCAACTGGTAGGAGATATCCGAACCGGCTGCGTAAGTGGCTAGGGTCGCTGTGCCTTTTTCGAGGTCGATTCGAGCCGAGTTAACTTCACCCTTTTGATTAGCTTGAGCTTCTACATAGTCCGTTAGGATCCCGTCAAAGTAAGGCCAGTTAAAGTCCATTCCGGTGGTTCCGGCTGACTCTGGGCCACCTACACCCGTGATAACGCGTCGACCAAGGTCGATGATTCCGCGAACCTGTAGTGACCAGTTCGGGGGCATTACGCCCGGGTTATTGGCTGTGATTTGGTCGACGAGGGCGCGGCTTTCGGTTTCGCCCGAGTAGACTGCCTTCGAGTACTCGCCGAATGAGCGATACTTAGCTAGTGGGTGCTCTGCTGCCTCGCTGGTAAATACGCGGGCATGGATCGTGCCTATTTCTTCCCGCAAGCTTTTTACGGCTTCGCGGGCTTCTGTGTCTACCGAGACCACGGCCTCGGTGTCCATGGTTTCGGACATTGTTTCTCCTTCTTCTTCTTCGGGTTCTTCTCGGATACTGCTCACTCCAGCTGTAGAGTAAGCAGGGTAGGGGGTGAGGCTTACCTCTAGGAGGTTGGCCGCTGTGTGTTGAATTGCGTCGCGGGCTTTACTCATAACGGACTTAAGCGGATTGAAACCGACGGATAAACCTTTAATCGTGTTTGTCCTGGCAAGTACTGCCGCGTCTCGTCCTAGTGACGTGTCGACAATATCAAAGTCGATGTATAGGCCGTCTTCGCGATTCTCGGCGCCGGTAATTATCCCGACGGGTTCGCCGTGACGGTAAGCGAGTGGCTTGCCGATTACGTTATCGAGGTCGAATGATCCGGGGGCGAATGACTCGCGAACTCCGCCGATCATGGTTTCGGTGCCGTACGGGACTGCCATACCGTGTCCGCTGCCGACAATATCGCCCTGGCTGTCTTCGCGCTCTTGGAATATAACGGTCGATTCCGTGTTAAGTTGCTTCACGCTGTTACTCCTGTCGTCATGCTAAACACTCCTAAGGTCGGGAGGTCGAGCAACATTTTGGCCTCGTCCTCGGTGAGTACACCGAGGGGTAGTAGTTTGGTGATGAGGTCTGCGGTTTCCGTTGGGTTGGCTCGTAAAAATGCGGTCGTATCGAACCTAATCGTGCGGCCTCTAGGTGTGACGTCTGGCATGCTGAGGCGCTGCTCGAAGAGGTGCATAATTGGGCGTAGGGCCGTGTCGAGCAGGTTGCGGTACAAGTCGACGCGGTTAGAGTACGTGAGGCTTGATCCGGGGACACCTGCCCCGACCCAAACGGGATCCAAATTTGCCAAGCGAGCGATCGCGATTGCGGCTAGGTTCTTGGCCTCGACGAGCTGCACGTCTCTAGCGCTAAAACCCATTACCTGGGCGTCGATCGTATTGTTGAGGTATGCGGTGCCACGGTTGGCCCTGGCTTCTTCCCAAGCTGCTAGTAATGCGTCCACCTGTTCGGCGGGTAGATCTGGGCCGGAGTTTTTTAGGGCTACGGTCGGTATGGGTGTCTCGCTGTACATGAGTGTAGCGGCTTCGAGAGCTGCGGCTGTGTTAATTGCGGTTGCCCCGTTTGCTAGCCAGCCGCCTTCGCCTGATCCGTAAAATTTAATTACGTCTCGGGTTGGTACTTGCCTGGCTAAATAGTAGAACGGGTCCGCGGGTGGCTGGTAGTTTTCTTGGATCCCGACGTATACCGGTGGGGTGTCGATGACGTCCTCGACGCGCATAACTTCGATACTGCTGGGGAACCCGTCAAATGTGCGCTCTGTGATAAGCCAATAGGCCCGGTCATACATGAGTAAGTCTTGTATTGTGCGTTGAATGACGGAAGCGTAGGGGTAGATCTTTGAGGGCATTTGTAGAAACGGTCGGATTACTACTGGCTCGTCGTAGCGGTACTCGCGTAATGGGAATGCGCTAATCGTGTGTGAATAAGTTTTGAGGGCGTCAACGAACGCCGGGATCTGCATAGCAGTAACGCGGTTAGTCCTCGTTGCCAGTTGGTTAGTGAGTAGGGCATATAACCCGGCGGACTCACGTACGTGCGCGGTCGCAGGACTTTCGGCCATAGTCTGGGATATTGACTCTTGGCCGCGCACGATCGCGAGGGCTCGGGGGAACGCCATACCGTAATACTAGGCGCATACCATGACTTATGACCGTAGATCTGTATTTGCGTGCTTTAAGCGTGTCGGCGTGTCGCTACCCGACTTTACGTCGGTACTTGCTGGTATAAATTGTAGCTACACTTCGCGGCGCTTTTGCTGCCTGGCTAACTGCAAATAGAACCGCCCGCGCCGCATAAATGCCAGACCGGCCCATCGGGGCGGTAAGTACCCAGCCGCCTTGTCTCATAGATATTTTAGAGTTCGCAAAATGCTCTTGAAGAACCTGCGATCCGTCATGCCTAATCATTTGGCGGCTAAATAGATCCTGTAGTACCTGGGTGGCGCTGACGGCTTCGCGCTGACCTACTAGGGCGTCAAACTTTTGTTGCAACCGGTCAACATAGCCAGGCGTCACCTGGACATAAATACTCGGGTGTCCGGCCCGGATCTTTGCAAGCTGTGCGTCAACCTCGGCAATAGTCCGGTGAGTCGTCACTCTGACCACGATATGTCCGTCGGCGTTTGGTGCCGCTATGGCTACGGCGTGCCCCATACCGTCAAAGTCAGTCTCTACCGCTACACTCCAGACGGCACTCTCGTCTAGTAATGCCTCCGGGTCGAGAGTGCCATTCCACCACTTATCAAGTAACCAATGGTCTGACCGGATTACCCATTGATTGCAGTATTGGCGCCTAAATGCTGACTCCTCGATCCGGGCCCATTGTTCGGCTAGAAAGACTTCGCGCTTCTCGCTCCACTCGGGAGATCCCCATTTCCAGGTACTTACAAGCTGCGGATCTGCTTCGGCTGGGGCTGACCACTCCAGTAATAGGACGCTACTAGGTTCGTCGTCGTCGAGGCGGTCGAGTGCCCGCTGCCTATAGTTTTGCATGAGATCTGACTGTGAGTCGCCAGCCGTAGAGACTAGGTAGATCTGTGGCTGTTCGCGCATTACCATGGTCGGCGCTATCGAGTCGCTAATAACACTCTCGGGAATTTTCCAAGCCTCATCGCAAAATACCATCGAGCATGAATAGCCGACACCGGCCGAGTCGTTTGCGGCATGAATAAGCCAGCGGTCGCCGGTAGGTAATTCGATCCCGGCGGCTTCGTTGCCCCACTTTACGGCTTTCTTTCCGTAGACCTCCGTAGCCCAAAGTCCGGCCGGTCTCATAACTTCGAGAGCTGTCGATCGTTTGTTGGCAACATGTAGAACGGTTTGTGTTTCACCAAACAGATCGGCGTGGTGTAGGCGCCATAGGCATAGCCCGCGGCTGAGCCAGCTCTTGCCCGACTGTCGACCGACTGTTATAACGACGGCAGACCAAATTAGGCGGCCCTCGACGTCATATTCGAGCGCTCGATCAAGTGCGTACCTTTGCCAGGCGAATAAGTCCATGCCGTACACCGATTTAAGCCACTCCGCGGCCTGCGGCCCATGCGTACCCCCTAGCGTGCTAGGCGCCTTTGTTTCAAGTCTTGGAAGAATAAACCCTAGTTCGTGAGTTTTTGGCTGAT